AGTAGCGGCAACGGGACTCGAACCCGTGGGGCCTTTCGGCACGAGGTTATGAGCCTCGCAAGCTTCCATCTACTGACTACACCGCAATATTAGTAGCGAGAGAGGGACTTGAACCCCCGACTCTCCCCTTGCACGGGGCCACTCTACTCTCTGAGTTATCTCGCAAAAACTGTGCGCTTTATACGTAATTATCACACTGTTTAGGTATCACCTTCCGATGATACTTTGTTCCGACAGAGGGATTTGAACCCCCGACCTTCCCCTTCTGAGGGGGATGCTCTAACCACTGAGCTACATCGGACCATCGTTTGATATATCTAAAGATAACGTTCTAGACCATTATCAATAAATGTTGCAACTATATCTTGCGATGGTTTGTTGTAATAGATGGATTCGAACCATCGACTTTCCCCACATCAGGAGGCTGCTCTGACCGCTGAGCTATATTACAAAACTGTGCGCTTTAATCGATATTATCACACTGTTTAGGTATCACCTTCCAATGATACTTTTCATTACTCGACCTAATCGCCAACCTTCTGGTATAACGTCATCTCGATTTATTTTCTTATTCATTTTTTCATTAGTTATCCAACAAGACCCAAATTGGGAGTTACTATCACCTTTATTCTTAGGTTTGCTCATTTTCTTTTTCGTTTCTTCTTTATGAGTTTTACCAGTCCAATCATAATTATCTTTAATGTTAGTCATTTTACCACTATCCATAGCTTTTTGAACCCCCTCTTTCATCTTTTTTAACCATTCTTTATTGAAGTCTTTATCCCTTTCCCTTTTTTCTTTTAAAGCTTTATTTGCACATTCTGAACGAAATTTCTGGTGTTCATCACTAATAAACCCACCATAACCACCAACTTTCAAATTCATACATCCAACCTTGGCTATCTCATTCAAATTAACAATTTCAATTTCTCGCTCTTTTAATAACTCTCTTGATTCACAAAATTCCAATATTTCTCTTTTAAAATTTTCCTTGCCATGCTTATTAATTGCTCTTCTCAATCTAATTCCACTACCAAGATAACCATCATTCAAATCATCAGTTGAATGCATCCCAATGTAATATCTACCGCTCAATGTATTTACGGTCTTATAAATATAATGATACTTTTTTTGTTTTCTTCCCATGTATATAAATATGGGAAAATAATGTAAAGTACAAAAAACGTACATCTGGTGGAGAGGGTGGGATTCGAACCCACGGACCCCGAAAGGGGTCAACAGTTTTCAAGACTGCCGCATTCGACCACTCTGCCACCTCTCCTAGTCTAACACATATTTGTATAGTAAATATTATATACAAGATACTTTACATACTTTTCGGTATAAGTTAGTAGTTGATGCGATGTGTGGTTTCGAACCACCATATTCAAATATGTCTCTCCATATAGCTATCTGAGAATCATCACAATTTGCACGGACAGGGGGAATCAAACCAAAACCTAGGAACCCATCAACCCCTTCGCTGGGGCCATTCTATCATTGAACTATATCCGTATTTGCACAGATACTAGGATTCGAACCCAGATTTACGGGGTTGGAACCCGTTGTGTTAGCCATTGACACTATATCTGTATTTGTCGTTCCCTACTCAACATCCTATTCCGAGGCTGTCACCGAACAAATCAATGAATGTTAGGGCGTACATCTCGTGGACGACACTCACTTCGCACAAGCCCAGAAAATCGAATTCTGTCCTACGCTTTTGGAGAGCGTTTGGCTACCATAGCCTGACCTGTGTGTACGCAACCCCTTGATTATGAGTTGCGTTAATTTACTTCCAATATGTCAATGAACATTGATATTACTCTCAATTACTTGGGTCAGTGAAAGGGACTCGAACCCTAACCAAACATGTATTCACTTCACCTCTGAAGTGGGGTCATCCCGACCACGACCATTTTGGGTGTACGATGATATTCGAAATCACATCCCCTAGACTCACAATCTAGTGCTTTAACCAGTTAAGCTACGCACACCATTTAATTGTTTAAGGTACAATTGAAACCTTTGGGTATCAGACGGAACTCGAATCCGCATCCTCTAGAGCCACAATCTAGTGCATGTTCCCCGATAAGGGTACTACTTACCAATTCTGCTACAGATACCATATTAAAAAAAAAATCCTGACATTTCTGTCAGGATTTTCATCTTATCTTTTTGTTTTATTAATTTGTTAACCAAACCAATTTCCACTATTAAGTATAGACATACCTGACACTACTGAAGAATTACGTCTCCAATTTATCGAACTCATAATATGTATAATACTTATTGCTTGCATTTTCTAATTTTTTAGGGTATTCACCCGTCTTGTTATTAATATATAGTGCAAATATACATAATGTTTCAATATAAAACAAGTTTTTTTGCACTTTTTTTTTTAATTATTTTTTAACTAATTGATTTTTAATTAATTATGAATGAAATATTGTGAAATTAAATTAACGTATTTTTCATTTTCATATTGCAAATTAAATCCAAATACATTAACTTACGTAGTGAACTACCCACCCACGTTCCGATGGGTGGGTTTTACGCTCACCTTTATAAATATTTAAATTAGCGTTGAAAACTCTATTTTAAAGAAATTTAATTAGTTTTCAATAAATATTCTAACATATCGCCAGCTCTTCTAGCTTGGACTTCCCAAGGTCTATCAAAATAAGTGTAACTTGTTGGTTTATATATAGTATCATATCCCCAAACATAATAATCATCGTTATTAATTAACAGCTTATGGTGATATTGGTATAAATGAACTAATTCATGGGATAGAATTCTAATAGACTCATTTTTATCTGCTTTAATAATACGAATTGAATAGTAATTACCTGAAATATGCGTAATATAACCTAGAGTATTACCTACTATCGGTTCTTTCGCATCATTGTTAGGTTTAAAATAACTTGGGATATCTGAAATTATAATTCGAGCTTTTTTTATCTCTAACATATTTAACCCAGAATGAATTATAGTGTCTAAATATTTTTGGTTAGTACAATTGATAATTAGATTATCATTATCCCTTGAAATTCCCTTTATTGAAATGATTAATCCAATTACCCAACCAAACATAATTAATAAAGTTACCTTCAAAAGTTTCATTTTTATATTTTTCATACATATATTTTACGTAAAGATATTAAAAATATGTGGTATAAACAAATTTTTATTAAAATTTCCTTGCTTTTATAAAAAAAATTTAGTATAATTACCTTAACAATTACGTAACATTAAGTTAACATTGCATATTTATTTAAAAAGGAACTAATTATGAAAAGAATTATTATTACAATTATCGCATTATTTTGCTACATCTCTGTAGTAAACGGACAATCAAAAGATAAGCTAAAACAAATTTCAGATAACTATTTTGCTTATACTGAAAACTCAATTAATGATGATATATACCAAACTGGTTTTTATATTCTAGTTAAAGGTGAATTACTTCGTGATGGCGAATGGAAACATTATATCAATGGTGAATTAATAAGTAAAGCTAAATATTCAAAAGATAAATTAGTTCTATTAGTGATTGATGGTGTTGAATATACTGATAAAGATTTGCAAGTACTTAAATTAGGTCATAAAGATAAAGGATTAGCGACTGCTGCTGTACAATAATTATTTTTTTACTAATAAAGAATTATACATTAAATCTTTAAATTCCTTAGCTTTATCAAAAGCTTCAATTTCCCATGGTGCGTCTTCATAGCTTACTGTAAGAGGTAATGTATAAAATTTGTTTTCCCATCTAAGGTTTTTAGGTGTTACTTCTAATCGATTATCCATATATTGTTTAACATGTATTAATTCATGAGAAGCAATATCTATCATCTTTTTATTGTTGGTTAATTTGGTATAAATCAAATAATATTCCTTATACTTAACAACTGAACCAATAAGAATTAATTCATCTTTATACCCTGTTTTTACATTATCTTGAATTTCACGAATAACAAATTTTTTTCCTTTAATACCTAAAACTTCTAACCCTACATGGTATATGGTATCTAAAGATTTATTATCGGTAAAATTTATAATTATGTTGGCATCTTTATCAAAAGACACCTCTTTTAATTTATCTCCGTATTTACTTGGAAAGATTAATTTTAGACCTATAAAAACTAATATTATTATTATGACAATTCTTAAAATATTCTTCATAATAATAAATATCGTATAACCTTATATTAAACCTTCTTTTTTTGCTTCAGTTGGAAATAATTCTATAAAACGTTTAATGAATAAAGCTTTTGCTTCTTTAGGACCTAAAGGTATTATTATATCGTCAAATGGTATGATATCATAACCCCAACCCCAATCACTAGGTTTGTTTAGAACATCCCTCTTTTCAGTGAATAAAGCTGCTAAATCAGCTTTCTTTATGTTAGGTGTCATTCCATCATTAACTTTATATTTTTGATTGATGACATGGTGAAATCTATTTTCTAAATTTTTATAATCACCCAAATCTGTGCAAGCTTTTAATGGGCTTGGTAAGTCATTCACATAAGTTTCAGTAGCATCATGTAATAACCCAGCTCTTTTTTCTGGTAACGTAGTTTGTGCATCCGCAACCAATACTGAATGTTGTGCTACGCTATAAAATTCTTTTGTATGTCCAGTAAATCTACATATTTGAGATAATGAATGTGCTATGTCGTGTATCGATATTATATCTTTATGTATGTCATTAAAATATACTCTTAATCCAGTGTACGTTTCAATATATGGTTCCATTTTCATTTCATCTTTAGATACCGTTGTAATATCAACTATTGGGATGTTTTCATAAAATTCTTTTTTCATGATTTTATATTTTGCACAATATAACACAAGATAAATGATATAAACAAGTTTTTAA